AGGACTGAGTTGTTGTGGTTGAGCTGGTTGTTGTTGTAGTCGTTGTGGACGTAGTAGACGTTTCACCAGGCTCAGTCGTAGTTGTGGTACTAAAGGTTGATGTGGTCGTAGACGTAGTACTCGTAGTCGAGGACGTTGTCTCGCTCGTGGTGGTACTGCTAAAGGTTGATGTTGTCGAGGACGTAGTCGTGGACGTGGTGGTACTGGTCGTAGTCGAGGACGATGTCGATGTTTCTGTACTTGTGGTCGTGGATGTGGTAGTACTGGTCGTGCTTGACGTGGTTGTTGTCAAAGTTGACGTAGTCGTGGACGTGGTGGTACTTGACGTGGACGTAGTTGTACTTGACGTGGAACTGGTAGTCTCACTCGTGGTTGTTGTGCTGAATGTAGATGTTGTGGAGCTTGTGGTAGTCGTAGTAGTCGTGGATGAAGTACTTGTCTCACCAGGCTCCGTTGTGGTTGTTGTGCTGAAAGTTGACGTTGAAGACATCGTACTCGTAGTCGAGGACGATGTAGTGGACGTTGTCGAAGACGTGGTTGACGTAGTCGTAATTGACGTTGTCGAGGTCGTGGATGAGGTACTCGAAGTTGAGGTTGTACTCGTAGTCGTGGTCGTGGTCGAGAATGTTGTAGTAGAACTGATTGTACTTGTGGTGGATGAAGTCGTGGTTGACGTAGTCGTGGTTGTAGTACTTGTAGTGGTCGTAGCACCAGTATCCCAATTCAAAATAACGATACCAGAATCATTACTACTATTGGTAATATCTGTCCAGTCACAAGAAATAGCATCAGTAGAATTATACCGCTGAATAAGGGCAGTTGCTCCACCAGGCGTAACACTTCCCTGATAATATTCAACCTCATCAAGTGTAAAATCCCCACTTGGAGTTGGGTCTGTCACTTGATCGTAAATATTAACAACTGATAGTATCCAATCCCCAACTTGATCTGGAGTAGCACTACCAGTAGTAATATCAGTATCAAGGCTGTAATCCGCTATTGGATCAACTTGAGATACGCCACTTAAAGCATACACGAATACAGAACTAAAAGATGTGTTTACTGTGAATGTATGACCACTACCTACTGTTGGATTTAAGCAGTAATAGAACGTAACATACTGACCACCAGTTGTATCTGATGGTCCAAGCTCGGTCCAACTATTACCTTTACTATCTTCAAAACTGTGGGTTACATTATAAAACGCAACGCCCACAATTATAAAATCAGCTCCAGTAGTGTCTATTGCTCCAGTGACATTAGCAGTAGCCCCAGAAGCCTTTACTTGAGCAACTATGTCAATAAGAGGGGCAGGAGGACCAGTAGTAGTCGTAGTCGAGGTTGTCGAGGTCGTGGTACTCGAAGTTGTAGACGACCGTGTAGTCGTGGACGTGGTACTCGAAGTTGAGGTTGTACTCGAAGTTGAGGATGTAGTAGTTGAAGACTTAGTAACCGTAGTCGTGGACGTGGTACTCGTAGTCGAGGTTGTCGAGGTCGTAGTTGTAGGTTGTTTCGTGGGTTCTTCATAAGTGTCAGTCCTAATGGTGATATTATCAATGAAGCCCTCAACTGTTTGAGAGTCCCCACCAAACATACCTACCATTAATTCATCTACTGTCCACGATTGAGCGGAACCAGTAATACCACCAGAACCTATCACATCACCATTTATTTTAGCTTCCCAAGTGTAATCACTTAAATCCCATTTTAATTGAAATACATAACGACTACCTACTCTAAGTTTTGGTCCAGGTATATAATTAGAAGTCCCATCATGACTAACCACAATTTGAACAATAGCATCCCCAGCACCTTTATAAAGCATAAATTGTCCGGGGCTATTGACACCGCCAGCACCATACAATCTTAGAAAATACTTCTCATTTCCACCGGTAGTAATACCACTTCCATGATGATATTCAGCGGTCACAAAAACTGTGCTAAGATTTCCTAAACCAAGATGTTCTACATAAGCATCTCTCCTTGTGCTTGAATCGTCATAACATTGAGCCCTCAAACATTGACTATCCCACCCTTGAGGATATCCCAAATTAGATGTTGCATAATCCTCATCCATGACACAGTTAGCATGTTCAAGCGTCTCTCCCTCGCTCCATGTTTCTTCATACCCTGAACCTTCAAATCTTTCATCCCAAACAACCGCAGGTACTGGTTCAGTTGTGGTTGTAGAGGTCGTAGTACTGGTGGTTGTCGAGGTCGTACTACTTGAGGACGTAGTACTTGAGGTCATAGTACTGGTGGTTGTAGAGGACGTACTACTGGTGGTTGAAGTCGTAGACGAGGTCGTAGACGAAGACACCGTTGAGGACGTAGTACTCGTAGTCGAGGACGTACTACTGGTGGTTGAAGTCGTAGACGAGGTCGTAGACGAAGACACCGTTGAGGACGTAGTACTCGTAGTCGAGGACGTGGTAGTTGTAGTACTTGTAGTGGACGTTATTGAATAAATTGTAACTGTGGAAGCAACGGTGTTATTTAATGGTGTATTACCATTGGTTACGTTGACTACCCTAAAAGAATAGACACCTCCTGCAACAGCATTTTCTGGGGATAGTCCCCATTGAGCTTCAATCCAGTCGCCAGAAGATATACTCAAAGTACCTGAATCTGGGAGAGTATTATCACTCTCATTCATGCGGGCAGTGCCAGTCCCACCGCAACCTGCGGGAGCTGTGGCAATTCTCAGAGTTCCAGTACCATCATCAGAAGCTATCCCACTTACATCAGTCCAACATATTTCTGAGACATCTGAAACATCATTCCAACCCAAAGCATCACGTTGCCATTGAAGTTTTACTTGGGCGGCATTGGGAGCTTTATTACATGCTAAAGTTAAAGAATACCCAATTTGAACACACAGAATAAACTTATCAGTTGTTAGCCAATCAGTAAAAACGCCATTATCAGCAGTTTGTCCAGTCCAGTCTTCACCGGCAAGACGAGAGTTGGCGTGGGTATCAATGTAATAAGTTCCCATGATTTAATTCCTATATATCGATTAGGTCATGTTCGATAGTACAGTCTGGCGAATTAGCTTTTAATGGGTCTTGCAAACACCGAAATGGTCTATCAAATTTTGCTTGACATTTCCACTGACCATGGGCATTTCTTTCAAGCATGTTGCACTTTCCTTCATCGTCATTACCATACGGACTATGAGGATAATCAAGACAACAATCCCCACAAAAATTGCATCTGACCCGTTTAATTTCTATGGGATTACCTGGCACACGATGAACTAACATTTCCAGGCCAGCAATCAACGAAATTTCCTGATCTTGAGCCCAATCGGGAAGATTCAAGATCATGTCTTTCACGGCTTTTTTGAATTTAGTATAGCTTGCCATTTTTAGTCTCCCGGTAGGGAGAGCGAACTCTCCCTACCATACATTCCCGTCACTAACTACCCTGTACTTGCAGGTTTCAGGTTTCGAATTACCCCGGGAGGTACATAAAACCTTATACCGAAAGGGTCCCCGGTACCATCTCCATTAACATCCCCTGCTATGTTAGGATCGTCAGACCAACCTACCACACTTTCGAGAGACGTAGAAGCATCAATAATTCTCCAAGTTTTAACACCTACATAATACTGCCCCTCATTAGTCAGCGTGATTACAGTTTGAAGTTCTGAACCTCTCCAAACAGAGACAGGATTTGCCTTGTTCGGATCTGTCAAAGCGTTGGCTATAAAAACTTCATACTCAACAGACCCAGAATCAACTGCAACAGGATCCCATGTAACTGTCGTTTGATTTGCAGTATGCCATGTTAAAGCGTATAACTGTGTTACAGGAATAAAGAAAAGCAGAACGAACCAGATTAAGAATTTCTTTTTCATTGACGTTACCTCCAAAATAAGTTAATATTTGTTTTAGACTTGGGGACTTCGCTATATTGGCAAGGTAATTGCGATTACTCATTTAATCGACTTATTGTCCGCCGTTGCCATAGCTAAGCCCCCTTGTCTATTCTGGAATGTCAGGTAAGGGTGTAGCCACGTTCTTATTGAACCGTTCTCGTTCAGAGTTGAGTAACTCCTCGAGCTGTTCATCAGTTAATCCCGCCTGACGTCCAGAAGCGAAGTAGATTTGTAAACCTAACTTCGCAAGCTCCGTAAGGGCTGCTACTGTTACCGAAACCGCTGGTGCCATGTAAACACCTCCTTTCTTCCTTATTGCACAACCATTGTCTGGAGTTGTGTTAGAAGATTATAGATTTGCTGTTCCTGTGCAAGTGTTGGATTACCAAGCTGAACTCCTTGATCGTATGCAGGAATCAAAAGTTGCAACGTTTCAAGAATAGGCTTTTTAGATCGCAACACTTTCTTCTGACCCTCTGTCAGATTAGGATTAGCTGCCATTATCATGTAGTCCTCGTGCTGTGCGTTGTAGACCTGGTACATATACGCCAATTTCTGCTTAGGTGTCATTTCAGACCACGAGGGCGCATTTTTAGCAGTACACGCCGATAATAGCAGTAAAAGGATTAAGAGTAAAGACACGATTGTAAATTTTTTTCTAACCATCACTACTACCTCCCTTACCATTTAGTTGTTTCACTTGTAGCTCCAAACTCTCCTTGTCTGTTTGTGCCTTTGAACTTCTAAAAGCCCAAACAACGATAGGATAAATTACGGAACCAAGCAAAAAACCAAGAATAGTGTCAACTATTCTCATGTTCTCTTGTGGAACATGAGTAAAGGTTACTCCATAGAAGTAACCCGACACCAAGAGAATGATAATAGTTGAGAAGATCATCTCAAACAATCCTCTTTTTTTCACGATTGGTTTTTTGCCTTCCTTAGCCGACGTTTTACTATCTTCCATTTCAAACCTCCTTAGGGATGAATTAATTTAACGCCCAGCTTCTTCTTATCGTGATTTCTACAATCAATATGAAGCCAAGTAACGTCTAATTCGATTGCGGTTATATATTTAAACGCATACTTATCGTTACTTCGAATATCGAGCCTGACCTCTTCCGCTTCAACGTTTTTGAATTTACAATCTAATGCTCTTCCAAATCTGTGCTGACTAAAAACAGCACCAACGGTACAGTTATGCGGTCTAAATCCTCGATAATTATTTGCATTGTCAGTTCTCCACAACCAATCATTGACCACCATAGTACCATACCGTTCTCGAAGCATGTCGGCTGTAAAGAGGATTCTGTTATCGATTAATATCCACATCATATCCCCAAGTTGTGGATAAACTTCTTTGTAGTAATCTCGGGGAAACATTTCTTGCAGTTTAAAATATTTAGGAATATACATCACCTTTTCTTCCTGTTAAAGTTAGAATCATCGTTCATAGGATACTTATTAACATGCTTAAAAACTTGATCCATAAGTATCTTCTGTTCACTTGTGACCTCATCAACACGTTTGATAAGCTGGTTCGTTTCACCTTCATGCTTACTCAAATCAGCCTTAATCTCAAACTTTACAATTTCCAGATTCCTTCTCATTTCTCCAACTGAGGTGTACGTTGACAGTTGCATTCCTAACATAAAAATCAGTACAGTAATCAGTACAGAGACCAAGACATAGAACGGTTTTACTTTCAATCTCGTATCAACCTCCTTAAATAGTTTTTCCGTCGTGTCGCATTGACGATTCAGCTTCGTGCAAACAAATTCCAAGTCTTTTGTCGCCTTTATCAAGTCCTCTCTAAGACCTGGATGCTGGTCACAAAGTTCGCATTTTCGAATGCCTGATTGATCTTTTTCATCAGTCAAGTTATATCACCTCCTTTCTATACCGTAGAGACCACAACTGTGGTCGTGTTTACGTTTGTTCCCCCTGCGACAGGCGGGTAAGTTGTCGTGGTTGATGATGTAGCCGTCGTAGTCGTTGAGGAGGTTGTTGTTGATTGTGTGTTCGTTGTGGTAGTAGAGGACGTTGTGGAACTCATAGTGGTTGTCGTTCTCTCGTCTAACCACTCGATTGTCTGATACGTCACACGAACATTAGGGGAATTAAAATCTTCTTCCAAATATTCTATGGACGTATAAGTATTTCTAACTGTGACATTAGGCATTTATATTTCCTAAGGTGCTGTTGTCGTAGTCGTGGAAGTTGTACTTGTCGTGGTAGTTCCAAGATAAGTTGCTTCTATCCCAGCTTCCATACTATTTAATTTTGCTTGTGTCCAGGGGTTGGAATCATTGGGATCATCATCCCAACAGTCAAAGATAAAACTATATGTTGCTCCTAATGTTCTTTCTCCTACTGACGCACTATAATCGGAGCCTCCTTGTCTAACAAAATGTCTTACTTTACCCGGAGCAATATCTCCATATCTCTTTACCATTGACTTAATCTGCATGCCTTTAATAACGTTCGCTGATGGGGCAGTTATTGTATAGGAGTCTTTCTGTCCTTCTGTATCGGATTCATTATAAGATGAATCTCCATCTGGAGCTACTTCATCAATTTCAACATAATGATCCCCAGCACCAAGAGGAGACCACTCAGTATAACTACCGTCAGCGTCAGGCATTACCCCTAACACCTTGCAAGGACCATGTCTTGTGTCGCTGTCAATATAAAAATCATTGAAGTAAGTCACCCATCCAAGATTATAAACTCCAGCTAAATAAACTCGATCAATTAAATTTGTGCCCTTACTTGTATCCACAGACGTGTACTCTGCTGAAAGTTCATTGTCTATCCAAACTCTAAATTCTCCAGTAGTATCGTGTATTTTAGCGTACACTTCCATATAATGCCAAGTATAGTTTTGATAAGGAATACTACCCGCCGCACCAAGAACCGCACTATTAAAACGAACTCCAAGTGGATAACGGGCGGTGTTCCAACACACATTACAATGAATTGTACTCTGGTAAGCGAATCCAACAAAGCAATGGTTTGTCCAATATGATGGATCAGTAGCAGTATTGACGTAAAAAGAAAACCCCACATACATGTCCGCTCTCGCAAGAGAAGCAGGCAGAATTAATATTTGATCCGCTGTATTTGTTCTAAACGAAGATTGGGAATGTGGACTTCTATAAATACCAGTACTTATTTGAAGATTATTACTTCCATTCCACAACGTTCTATGATTAGCTGTGTCTATATTTTGAAAGCTATCCAGAAATAATAAAGCCATTATATCTCTCCTATGCCGTAGTGGTTGTAGATGTAGTACTACTTGTTGAGGAAGTAGTTGTACTGGATGTAGTCGTTACGGTATAAACGTTCCTTGTTCCTGCAAGACACCAAGCAAGGTTTGCTAATGTAGCATCAGGAGAAGCTGGGGCCACGATAGTTAAAATTTGACCCGGAGTAAATGTCGTATTCAAAGCACAAGCGAAGGTAGCTGTCGTTCCTCCTGCTCCAAATGTAGCTGTCGCAAATTCTACACCGCCTTTTCTCAAACTAAAGATAGCCGTAGCTGTCGCCGCAACTGACGCTATCATCTTACTCAGAGACATGCCAGCTTCGAACATAACGTTCCTTACAAATGGAAAACGCATAATGGTAAGACTACCAGTAGGACTACCATTATAAGAACCACCTATATCGTAGGAAGAATCAAAGTATTCAAGAGCAGATTCTCCACTACCGACCCTCGGTATCTTGCCCTTTTTTCCAGTAAAGCTACCACCAAAAACAGCATCAAGCTCCGCTAAAGGAGCGTTCATATCGCTGTCTTCATACGTGGTTACCCCATCTTGATATGGTGTATGATGATCGGTCGTCATTATCTAACCCCCATTTCTTTGATTTTATCGAACACTTCCATCACTTGTTCTTTTCCTTGAAATTCTTTGCCAACAAACAGATTCTTCATAAGTTCCGTTTGCAATTCAAACATTTTGTTCACATTAGTTTTAGACTTATCAGATAAGTCTATATGGTTTACCACACTCTCCAGTAGCTTCGTCATATAACCAAGTGACTTCTGTATATCACTCAGCATGTCTTTAATATTTTTAAGCTCACTGGCGGACTCTGAGACGATCATCACCCCTTGATTATGACTGGGGACCACGTTTCCAACAATATCACTCATTGGATTACCTCCTATATAGGACTACCTCCTGAATCTAATAGAACAAGTACGAAAGAATAAGCATAACCACCAACTTCATACAATAATGGAACAGAAGATTCGGATGCTGACTGGTCTCTTTCGAACTTGAAAGACCCAGTCGTGCTGACATACGATTCGGCGTAATCTGATCGCCAACCAGTATAAGAACCATATACCTGACCAAAAGCCCCCATATTAGTGAGCTTCCCTCTCATTCCTGCAAAATTCCAAACTGTGCCGTATTGATCGTAAACAGTTATAACTATATCACAATATGGTTGAGGGGGTGGTGTTGGATTCCACTCTAACTCGTCGTCTACCGTAACCCATGATCCAGATATAGATATATCCACAGAACTATAAATTGGGGAAGAGTAAGATTTCCCAATCATATCATCGGTAACAACTGTATCTCCATAAAATACTAAGACCCAATCAACTAACACATGTCCTGAAGGTACTGTGGGCATAGTAGGCACAGTAGTTGAAAAATTGACCGCTGTGCCAGAAATAACATCGATCTCATTATCATGAGGACCAACTACCAAAATATCATATCTACCATACTTAGGAGTAGCTGGTGCCGCAGGTATGGTGACAACATAATACTGTCCACCCATAGTGACAGCATCACTACCCATGAGTAAGGGAGCAGGATCATCCATAGTGTAAAAGAAATTATTTGTCTCAGACCATATATATAATCCATTATTATATCGGTAAGTACCCGGATTTACTCTAACTGTCATAGTTGTTGGATCAGTAGCTAAGACTTCCATACCAGACAAAACGACATCTGTTAAATCAACCGAAGGTAAAGAACTCCCTGCTCCAATAGGTGTTGGAATAGCTCTACCAGTACCGATTACTTCAACATATCCCTTATTACCACGTCTATGTCTAATAGTAACAGCCGCACCAGGTTTTAGATAAGATGGTGCGGCAGTCAAAACCTGATGGTAGTGGGATTTGAGTAAAGTATCAGAACCTTGTATCTTGACGTTGACAATGTTATTAGCTGAATCAACAGACCACACAACAGCGTCCCGTTCTTCTACTCGTTTTCTCACTCGGCGATCAATAACACCGATTCCTACTTTTTTACCATAAAGTCTTGGCATTAGTAGATTCTCCACCCTTCAATGTAATCCATCATATCTTCTTTTATTCTGAGAGTCCTTTTTAAGGTAGCTACCAATATCTGCATAGAAACCTGAGTATAAGGATGTTTCACAACAATCATGTCAAGCAATTCATCCTGTAAATGAGCAATCTTGTTTAATTTAATTCTCTCCCTTTGATACCTTAATATGTTTAATTCAAGTTCTGCAACTCTTTGGCATTCTGCTACTGAGTAACAAAATGGGTCTTCAATCTCCTCGATAACTGGTTGTTGATTCAGAATATTCATAGCATCCGTATCGGTAGCAATATACTGAATCGTTTGTTTTTCCTCACCGACTGGCTGAGCCCAAATTTCTATGTCATAAGTGGCTGTCGCTAATACTGCATAACATAATAGGCTTATAAAAACATTTGTTGCGAACACAAATGGACCACAATAAACACAATGAATAGCGGCAGCCCCCAATGCTAACGTACCAATAGCAAGTCCAACAACATAAGGTATCAAATTAGGACCTTCAATCGTCACTTCAACCCAAAGTTCATCCGTCGTATCAGTAGCCGTTATTTCTTCCCCTCCACCACCTTTAAAAAGAAAGTACCTAAAATCTTTGGTACTTATGATTGGATTAAGATATGGATTTCTACAAGTCTTCGTTCTCTCCTCATTATACCAGACTTGCTTAGTAATCGTTTCGTTCCACCAACCACATGTTCCACTGACATTGGTAATCAACTCAGGGTCATAAACGACCTCTATAAAATCATGCGTTTCTCCTATAACTCGTAATTGATTGACGAAATTAGAAAAAGAAGTATCTGGAGTATAGTCAAGTATTTGAATATCGTTCGGATAAGTGTGATCTATTCCTGCGGTAAAATCGATTTTTTTAGGACTAAATACTCCAGTATTTGTAAAGAAACTGGCATACCCAAGATGATCGGTAAGGTCTTTAATTATATCATATATGGTTTCATCAGACCACTGATGCCAAATCTCATGTGAATTATCGAAGTTTGGAATACTATAATCTGCACCAGACAATACAGTCCAACTATCAAGAATATCCTCAATTATTGCTTTGGGTTGCGCCTCATCATAATAATCAGACAAAACAACTCTTGCATCCCTCCACAAAGAATCTATGGTTCGACACTTCACCTCTAATACTGGATATTGACCCCTTCTGTGGGTAAGCTGTATTTCCTCTACAAAATATATACCTTGATCGACCCAATAAGGAGTTCCACTAATATCTTCACCCAACTTGACTTTTATCTTACGTCCTCTTCTAAACATGTAAGAATAACTTGAAAAGCTATTTTGAGGATCATAAAGATGTCCGTTAGCAAGAGAAAACGTCAACTCAGAAGGAGTATCAATAGCGTGAGCTATTTCAAGGGTTTCAACAAGATCATCGGAAACGTCTGTTTCCGACTCATCGTTATCCCAGTAAAAGTCTTCTTTATCGTTTTGATAGTCACGATGTTGCCACCAAGCCCACATAATATCATTTTCATCCACAGCAGTAACAATATCTTTTTCAAAGTAGCCTTCGGTAAGATCACTTATTGCTCCTAAACCAAGATCAGTAACAACCTTAGTTCCCGTAGCAAAAGCCCCCTTATAATAGTGTCCATTTATATTAAAACGTCTGATACCATAGTATCCTTGTGATGGACAAGCTACATAGACATCCTGCGAAGAAACATCGTAAGCTATACGATAACAATAAGCATCCGTCATTCCCATATTGAAGCCGGGTAATTGTCCGGGGGTAGAATAATTCTCACTCCAGATTTCAAAACTTTGAGAACCAGTATGATACCTGATAGCGCCATCAAGACCTGCTATCCAAATGTAGTTGTTCCCAATATCAGAAAAGTCGTAGTCGTAAAAAGAGTATTGGTCTTTCGAATCATACCCAGGACGAATTACAGCTCGACTGTTGGTTAGCATATCATAAGTATAAAGACCTCTCCAACTACCATGACCGCCAAGACTTGAATATGTGAAGGAACCATATATCTTGTTATCGTAAACATACGCTGAAAACAATCCATTATAAGGAAAGTTAGCATCATTATCGTAACACATTTGAAATTGAAGGATACCAGTATCAGCGTCATATACAAGTATGCCCCCATTACCACCAATGCCTCTTGCTCTTACCGCTACAATAACTCTGTCCTCTTTACAAAATCTAATATACTCCATATCTGCGCTGTTACTACCAACCCAACCATAGGTACTATTTAAAATAGAAGAACTTCCTCTAAACAATTCATTCCAAGTATAGTACCCCGTACCTGGATCAGGAGACTCAGTCAAATCAATATATCCACAGCAATAATCATTCGAATATAAATAACCATCATACATCCATATATACAGACGATCTTGAGCCGCATCTACCATACAGGCTTTTATACCGAACTGCGAAACCCAATGACTTGATTCTTCAACATAAACGTTTTCTGTCCACCCATAAGTAGGACAGTCTGCATTAGTGCCCAACATATATTCAGTAACCTTATCGGTAACCCCATCATACTCACAAACGATCACCCTCCCAATACTCTTTCCGGTACACTTCTCATGCCATCTTACAAGATACTTTCCATCACTCCATTGATTAAAAACAGACATGAAAAGTAAACTGTTTGGATCATACCCGGGAGTAGTGGTCGAAGTATAATTTTTAACTACCGACATATCATCTGGGTCACCAACCCACATACCTGTAATAGCTTTAAGTCCTCCACCAGTATAAGCTCCAGTTAAATAAAAATTATTGTTGTATAAATGTATAGACTGAGCATAAATATTGCCACCATCGTATATGATGCCTGGGGTATTCTTATCAAACAAAACAAACAAAGCAGTTTCGTGGAAAGTAAAGTACACACCAGAACTTTTTTCCGCAACAACGGGGTGTTCCCCGGCTATACCAACCGTCAAGTAATTTGATACCATCGTCGGAACAGCCCAAGTTGCACCATCATCTTGTGAAACCGTATAGAAAACATTTGAAGTTTCATATCCAGAAGCGGCATCTACACCTGTAACAAACTCAAAACTAAGTGCTATATCTCCATCACTCAAATAGATAGCATGTGGATTACCGTACCGAGCCGCATTACCAAGACTTGCTGGTGTGATGTCTACCCAACCAGACCAAGATGATATATCGCTGTCTGAGGCTGTATTCACGGAGAGATAGTAGTTACCTAAAGAATCATCATACCATCCCATAAACAACATGTGATTTCCAGTATTGGGATTATACATTAGATATAAACCATGAACTACATCATTATAATCCAGAAGAGTAGGAGTATAAACTATTGTGTGATCCCAACCAGTGCCAGAAAAAGGGACATTAGTAACCCTTACACGCCAGCGACTTGAATAATTAAAAGTCCACGCTACAAGCATGTCCCCATTCAATCTTTCGGAACATGTTAAATACTTAGGGTAAGTACCCGCTTCCCACCACGCCTTACCATCGATCAAATACTCTGTCCAAAACGTTCTGTCTGGATCAGTTTTCATATATCGAAACCGTTCAGAATCATCTCCACGATATGAAACTAACACAAGAGCTCCTGAACTATGATATTTCAAATCCAGATCAAGATTGTCACCTTCATACAGAGACATATTATTCCCATCAAATGGAATAGTATTGGCAAAAGACGTAGTGACTATTTGTGCAATAGGCACTCTTTCAATACCATTTAAACGAGTCTGTAATGTGCCGTCTAATGTTAAGGACATTTTATACCTGTGATCGAATGTTTAATGTTAGCTCCACATCTTTTCTTACTGGAATAGCTTCGAGTCCATATTGAACGTACTTACCAACTAAATCCTCAACTATGACATTATAAGTGTTACCGTCTTGAGGATTAAAAACTACGCTGTCGGTCGATAAATATTTAGTTCTGAGATTGTCCCAAAATGTTTCGGTGATATTATCCCATCTCAAAACTACCGACAAATCTTGAATATTTGCAGCCCATTGAAATATGGCTTCCCCACCGTATGTCATTACTTTAGCAACGACTTTTTTAGCTTCGACTAAATCCATTTCTTGAGGATTCTCAGGAAATGTGTAGCTGTCGAGAATCATCTTGTTCATAGTTGCTCCTTACATAGAGTATTTTCTCATAGTTTTTAGGACAGCTTCTTCAATCTCACCTGGCAAGTATCGTGCGGCTCGATCAGTCATACCACCATTGACATTTACAGGAACATTAATCGAAGTACCTTGTGCCATCATACCAAGAGCCTGCATTTGTTTAGGAGTAAAAACCCCTTCATTCTTTTTGAGTATCGCAGGAAACTCATCAGGCATCAAACCACCATGTAGTTTAACTGCAAACGGGGCTTTTATTCTTCTCGTAGGTGCGCCCCCCTCTCCCCACATACCCCCACTATGAAAACCAAACATACCACCAAGACCACCTAACGCTTGCATCATAGCTCGCTTAGCCATCATCTCAGCAAGCCATCTCAACATGTCACGAGCGAAATCTTGAAAAGCCTCTTTAGCTGTCTTAGTACCAGTTAGAAAGTCTCCCCACATATCACCAAAACCATCAGCAAGTTTTTGAGGTAATTCACTTCCAAATCTCTCAAAAAATTCAGCGTTGGTTTCCATCTTACCAAAGAAGTCTTTCCAACCTTCTTTTATACTTTCCCATGCAGTTCTTGATTCTCTTGTGACCGTCTCATTATAATCTTTCCATTCTATTCCACCTCTTACCATTAGTCCTCTGAGTTTGGCAAAGTAATCTTCTGCTGAAATTTCCCCTCTACGATACCTTTCCTCCAATTCTTCCACTTCTTGCTTAGCAAGTTCTTCGTCATATTTTCGTGCTTCTTCCTTCAGCTTCTTTTCACGTTCGAGCCATTCCTCTTCACTTAAACGATCTTTTTCCATACCCACTTTTGATGGGCCACTCGGTAGCTCGGTATAACCTATTTTTGAAACCCCCGCCGCTTCTCTGATTTTCTTTATAGATTTTTCCATTTCTTCTTTACTAATAAGATTACCGGGAGCTAAACCTTTATCTATAAGAGCCTGCATTTGGAGATAATAGTCATACCATAATTCGGCTAATAATTGCTTTTTCACTTTCTGATCGGTAAAGTTATCTTCTATCGCCTTAGCAAGCTCCTCATATTGTGTCTTCAACTTGTGAAATTCTGTATCTGTGCCAGTACCCTCTACTTTAAAGCGCAACTCTTCCAGCTTCTTTAGAATTTTTTCTCGCTCGTCTAATTTCTTGCCCTCTTTATTCTTCCACTCATTGTACTCTTTCCAAAAATACTTCTTCTGCATTTCGAAAGAATACTCAGCCCACTTTTCTGAGGAATCAAAGTCGGCTCGTTTTTCTCTTTCAAGAAACTTATAAAACTTAGACCAGCCATTCATAGCTTTAGTCCAAAATTGTTCTTCAAACTCAAACGCCCCTTCTGGGGATAGTGCTTCATAAATTTCCCTAAACCCCAGTTTTTTCATAATGTCTATACGTTGAGCATATAAGTCGGCTCGTCTTTTCATGGCTATTTCATTAAGAGCCGCTATTTTCATATACTCCTTTTTTATTTCTTCTAAGACAGTTTTTACAACTTGCTCATTTCCAGCCCACTGACTCACATACTCATTTATTTGACCCATTATATCCAGAGAAGATTCATCAACAACACCAGCCAACTTATAACGTGGGATACCTTTAGTAACACCCTCCATAACCTTCTCTAAATTCTCCCACATTTCCGTATAGCTCTTACCATCTTCGTGAACTCTCCACAAATCTTGAGCCCACCCTTGTACTATCTGACGAATAGCTTCATACTCTTTTTCTGTTCCTTTCAGAGTACCATAATATTCCAAGAAGTTGTTATTAAACTTCTTTCTACCTTCCTCCATACTCTCCCAAGTCTTTAACGCTTTTCCCATACTGTCAGCCATGCCAGCAAGTCTCGAAACAGAATCAGCCCAAATTTGATCTAACTTGGTTTTCTCAAATTCTTTAACGATTTTTAATAGTTCCTCGAGACTCTTGCCAGAACTGTCTATCGCCTGTTTTAAATCTGGATGTGATTGGGTTAAACGTTGAACTATCGCATCATATTCTTCTGAACCCTCCTTTGTATTTTTAAGTTGCATACGATAGTTATCCAGACTTGCGGTAACACCTCTGTTAATAGCTATCGATTTTTCGAGCTCCCTGTTCAACTTTGCCTGTTGTCCTTCAGCTTGATACATTATAGCAATTAGAGCGCCAATCGCTATTATTCCTAAACCTATCGGTCCGGTGAAGAAAGCCGCAATACCTCCACCAACAGTAGTTATAGCAAATCCGATAGCTTGAATTGCTAATTTCAAAGCGAATAGTGTGGATATTAAAACAGCCGCATTAGCAATTACCTGACCTAAACCAGTCTTAGAAAAAGCGATTATTGCGGTAGTTGCTGACCTTAACATATCAACGAAAACACCAAAACCACCTCCCCCACCAGCCTCTCCCATAACAATAGCAAGCTCTTTCAGTTGGTCAGTTAAGTTTTTCACTTTAAACCCAAGACCTTCTGCTTGTCTTTCCATCATCTTTTGCGCGGCACCGATCTCCTTAGCATTTGCTAACATTCGATCCCATTCACCATCCAACTTCATATATGAATTGACAAGAATAGCAGCCGCTTGAGCGCCACGAAGACCAAAAAGAGAATAAGCCTTCGACATGTCAACTGTGCCCTTATTAAAGTCAAACATTACGGTAGTCAACTTCCTGATCTGATTTTCAAACCAACCAGATTCGCCGGTAGCTTTATCTAACTCTAAACCGTATTCGGACATAGCTGTGCGAAGTTTAGCATTTGGAGCAAGCAATCTCGCAAGCACTTGACGTAAACCAGTACCGATAGTACTTGCTCTTAATCCACTATTAGCAAGTATCATCATAGTTTGGGTTGTTTGTTCAAGAGATAGTCCTGCTTGCGCGGCACCAGCACCAACATAGTTAAATGCTGTGCGGAGTTTGTCTATGGTGAGTTTCGATTTATTGACAGCGTTTGCAAAAACGTCGGCTACCCTTCGAGTTTCACCGGCATCGATGTTAAACGCTCTGAGTGCGGTTGTTACAAGGTCTGTAACATTTTTAAAATCGCTGAGAGTACCAGCGGCTAAGTCAGATACCGCTTCAACTGCTTTTATGGACTCCCCTGCTGATAAACCAGCTTGACCAAGGAGTACCATACCCTCTGCAATTTCAGTTGAGGAAAATTTGGTTCTAATAGCAGTTTTACCGATAACATCACGCATGGCTGCAATTTCACCAGACGTGGCCCCGGTAATAGCTTTTAAATTTGCTAACGCTTGATCGAAAGTTATTATTTCCCGAACGCCAATTCCTAAACCACTTATAAGACCACTGAACAAGCGTCCCGCTACCGTATATACCGCAACAACTTTAAAGGATTGAATGAGTCTTTTTAAACCGCCCTGTATGCCACCAATTTGTTTATTAAATCTTTCGCCAGAAGAACTTGTACTATCAAGAGCTTTTCCAGCTTGTGCTGTGGCACTTTTTAGACTGGCTAAAGAAGCCTCAGTCTTTTTTGCGGCTTTATCAACTTTATCAAAACCTTGCTGAAAGCCAGTTACGATTGTACTAAGACGCCGTATTATTCTCTTAAAGTTCGGGTCCTCTCTGGCTTTAAAAAGTACACCAAGAGTTAAGTCAGATGGATCAGGCATTTCGTTTCTCCTGAGACCACATTCTCAAAGCACCTATACCAAGGAAGTGTTTTTTCATTCTCGTAGTCATTTCGTCACGTTCTTCCTTGCTCAGATGCTTGTAAGAATCTGGGTTACCAAACATAGTCGGAGTTTCAGTTTTTTTGGACTTCACGGGAACTTTGGGTTCATCTTTAAAAGTAGCCCCCATGATCCTCGCTTGATTCTTCCAACTCTCGAGGTCTCTTTTTCGCCAATGATTATAGAGAACCGTTACTTGTCCTAATGTTAGTCCGCCTTCTCGGAATCTTTTTTGGTAGATGTCTTCAAGTCGGTATCCGTAGATTTGACAGACTGCTGTAACGGCCTCTTCGAGGTCTGAATCGTCTCCGCTTGATTCATCATCTTCTCGAAGAGGCCCCTCACTTTTTTTATTAGGGACTCATAATTCTGTTCAAAGACGATTTCTGCAATATCGACCGCTTGAGTATTAGTTATATCCTTTAGTAATTCCTCTACGTTTTCTTTGTCTGTATCAACAATATATCCCAAAATCAATGGAATATTTTGTTCTAAGAGTCCAATAGCAATAGCCGCCGTTTCTACATCATCTCCAGCAGAACCAAACGCTGTAAATGCTTCTTTAATAACACTTGTAGTGGCGAGTTGATCTCCAAGACTCATGGGATAGACCTTGAGTTCCCTCAGATTGCGACGGCCTATTTTAGTCGTCGCAATCTGGGGATTAAGTTTCTTACTGTCCTCAGCCGGCATTTTGTTTCTCCTAACGAGTTTCTTCATAGCCTTATGAAGTTGTTGTGGTTGACGAAGTTGAAGTCGTGGTTGTCATTGTGCCTTGTCCGTCATCCCAGTAGATACGACCTAAAGGTTTGTCGTCCCAAGCCGCATGACCACCAGACATACCACTATCCGCACGTTTTGCTTCAATGGTAATCGGAACTGCGGCGATTTCTTCCGTCTGAAAGTCTACTTCAGGAGCAGACAGAACTTGCGCTCTCGGGAAGATAATCGTCATGGTGTTTACCGCATCAGGAAACGTGTAAACAGCTTCCATTCTGACATACTGCGGCGTAGCTAAAGCACCGAGCCCGATACTTCCCGAATGTGCGGCTGAATACTCAGACGCAGACGGATCAAGCCCTTTAGCAAGCGCCATATTCGCAGGAGTCAACTCTTTAAACGAACATTCGAGCATAGCAGACTCCCGCAAAGGAAACACCGCATCTTCAAGTAACGGATACCCCGATTCTAATTTGTAAAACTCTTGGTTCAGGGTCAGCTTGGTGTTAGCAAGCGCACCAATAGAATCGGTTGAAGCAAGAATAGGTCGAATCTGCCCCACAAAGGTGGCAGAGTTACCGATCCTTATTTGAGCAAGTCCCAACGGGACTGTCGTGGTGTCCTTGGTAGTTGGTCCAGTTCTTGGCATTAGTCCTCACCTCCTTTCTCTGTTGGATTTATCTCTGCCGGTAGAGATTCGACCTGTTCATCGATTGCTTCCTTAGCTTGTGGAAAAAAGTTAAAGATATTCCAATGATCTGGATTGTCTCGTCTGCATGATCGGCGCAGACACCTCATTTTAAGATTCCCATGAATGTGCATTTCAACAGGAACAAATTTTTTATTTTTACCAAACACGAAATACCACAGACCATTGGGCCTTCGCTCAATGAGAATCTTGCCGCATTTTTCGCATCGATAAAATAGCTTCTTAGAGCGTGACATTTTAATTACCCTTGTCTTGATATTCGTTTAAAAAGATCGTTTAAATTTGAGCTCCTGAGGAGCTGTGTTTTATATTTTAGAAGCAAAGCGCAACGTTAAATAAATCACTTTGAACTTAGACTCGTCTTCCGCAATTAAAACACCGGATTCTATAATGTCTTGAACCACTATACCACCAATCTTTACCCAAGGAGTAGGTGCTTCATAACTTCGATAGAAGTCTATTGATTTAATTCCAGTACCTTCGATAGTGGTAAAGTATCCTATAACTTTATCACATAGTTGGGCAAGTCTAAATCCTTCATTATCTTGACGAGTACAACATCGGATTTCTACGCTCGCTCTGCTGAGATCATCCCTGTAAAAATCTCCAAAACGAACATTGAGCCAAGTTGTAAGCTCCATATTATTCGCTAACTTTGGTTTAGACAAAGCAGGATCAAAACTAATCGGCACTTTTTCTATCGTCCACATGGTATCAACGATGTACTTTTTCATGCTATCCTTAAAATTAGCTTCTCGTGCTGTTGGGTCGAGAGCCATTACACTTCCCTCCTCAGCATTTCTTCTGTCAGTTTATCGAGTTTGGGAAAGAAGTCACCGATTACATAATCCTTAGCTTTCAGCATGTCTTCTTCCGAAACATCTCCTTGAAACTCACAGTTGTCAAGAAAGTCAAGCAACTTCTGAACCTGAGTTAATGACAACTCGATTCTAACATGCCAATCTTTCGGATATACTTCTAAGATGTCCATTACAGTCGCCTCAAAAAGTTTGCAATTCTTTCGTCTTTTTGGGTTGGTGATAAAAACTTACCAGACAGAATCATATTTTTTATATCTTTAGCCATCTTGTTTTCTCGTCTGATTCTGCCTTGAGAAACCATCTTGTTTTTCATGTGAAGGTCAAGAAGTCTGCTTTTACATGACCAATATATCTGCGTGTAAAGGTATCTCTCCCTGATTTGAGAATCTTCAGGAAGAGACTCACAATATTTCCTGATTTCAAGATTCATACCTCTTGAAAAATGTCCCCACTTCAAACTGAGGCGTCCCTCTTTTCCCTTTAATTCGTTAAATTTAATGTCGATTTGTTCAATAAATTGCTCCGGTGAATATTCTGGATAAAAATTTCTTATAGGTTCATTATTCATCGCCAACTCCTCCCGATTAGGTCTTTAGATTCTTTTACTCGTTTCGGGAATCCCCCACGTTGATACTCGACTTTTGTTGGTCTAAAAATTGGTCTTGCAGGATGATTATATCCTGCATAGACTCCCCCATATTCATTGACATAAGCATACATATTTATCGATTTTGGTTTACCTGCCCCGGGAGGCATGAGCCAAGAACTACCAGGAACCATTCCAGCGTTAGGTGGTAAACCACCAATCCATCGTTGTGGATGTCTATCTCGATAAACTGTTAATGATTTGATTATTTCTCCCCTCATAATCCAAAAACCACGCATCATAAAATACTGAGATTTCCACTTTTCATACTTTGGATTATAAGGAGCTGATCCACCTAAATGCTTTTGACTCATTATATTTTTGGTCAGTAGATTGACATAGTCAACAGCTCCTCGATAGGGGAGCTCTTTCTTTTCTCTATCCACAGCACGTTGCACTCTTCCTAAAGCTCTAACATATCTGCGGACATCATTTGGATCGAATAGTATTTCGAGACTAATCAACGTATAACCATCCACCAATGAGTTTTTCAAACTTGCATTTCTCTGAATTAAACGGTAAAGGTTGACTTTTAATATCAGGATTTAATTTCAAATTACTGCTGAATAATCTTGGCTCAAAAACAACCTTACCGTCACCTCTTGCCATGAATAAGGAAAACATATCAATATCACGAGAATAAAGCAAAACTGATCTAATATCGGCAATAAGTCGTGGATCAAACCACTCGTTGTCATAAGCAACAGCATAGAACAACGATTTTTTAATGGTACTATTGATTTGAGACCAGCTCCGAGCCGCATAGTGCTGATGAACAATCGACATAGAGCTTTCCACGGTACGTTTAGCCTTCTCCTCATTCAGTAATCCCTTTCTCGGGACAATGAATAAATCCATTAACATAGCTATGCCGTAGTTGTGGTTGTAGACGTTGTTGTAGAGGTAGTTGAGCTTGTTGAGGTTGTTGTAGTTGATGGTGCGGGACGTGAATCTTCACCAACCTCAAAAACATCTACTCCTTCGTAACGTCTCGGTTTAATCGTTTCAACACGATAGTATGATGTAGAGGTTAGTCGAATACGGTCAAGCGTTTGCACACGCAAAGATTCGGGCAGGTAGAGTTCGTGTACTTCGAGTCCTAAGTACCCTAACTCCTCATCTGTGACAAGATCATGACCATATAGTGGGGTCGTCAAAAGTCCATAAACTCGACCCTTCACCATTTGCCACGTTGTTAATTTCTGGTAGTTCGAATCCCAATTATCTGACTCATAAGGTCGGATTATGTCAAGTACAACATTACATTTATAAAGAACCACATCGTACTTGATTATTGAGTCCTCAAACATCATTGGGGTTATGTTCATTACGATGTAAATGTCCCCAGTCGTAATAAACTGAACATAATCTCCACCGACAGCTAACGTGTTGTATGGAAACCACGCTTCAAGGAAGAACTCACGAATAAAAGGTTTAGTTACCTGACTATTCGCTTTAAAATATGTTTTCTCCCCTGTTAAATCTCCGCTGTCTCGAAGTATCTTATATGAAGTGCCTACCTCATCCAATACTTCTTCGATGTCAGGACCTATCGTCATTGGTTAATTCTCTTTAGGATCAAACTCAACCAGTTGTTCATCATCGTATGTGATGTCCGTACCATATTCAGCATAAGCAAATCCAGCATCAATTTTAGTACCAAACATCTTATACGAATCGACTCCAGCAAACAGATCAGGACGTTCTTCTTGAAATGTTTCGAACTGTTTGTCCTCCATCTCTATCAGTTTGCTATAATGATCGAACCTGTGTTGCAGGTTGATTTGCTCGAATTTGAACTTGTGTGCGCTCTCGGTTAGAAGATAAAAAAACAAATGACGTTTGGCTCGTTTCTTGACCCAGTATTCAACTAAGTTACCAGAAACAGGAAATGAGCTATCAAACTCTCTGATAGAATCGTCAGCGGCATTTTCGTAGTCTTCAGGAACTAAATACTGATGAAGACCCTTTACCTCTTTCTCCAGCTTCAAAAGTAACTCTTGTTTGGTCATTTGTTATCTCCTAACAAGTTTCGACTTTCTCTTTTTTGGTAAAACAGCGGCCTCTACCTCCCGCTTTTCTTTTTGTAGAGCTTCCTCTAACGAAGCTCTGGTTGAGACAGACGTTTTAATATCGTTTGTTGTCGAAGTCTGTACAGGATTATTTGTTTTCTTAGGTGGAATTATTTTCTCCTCAGATTGCTGTGTTATTTCCACCGTTCCCGTGCCTCTTGCAATCTCAAGCATCAATTCGGCTGGTATAGAGGGGTACTCCCTGTTCGGGAAGTAAGACCCCTCTATCCATACCGTCTTGCCAAACTTGAGGGTTTTTAACAGCTTGACTTGTTCGACTTTCATCGATTACTCCTCCCTTATTAGGTGGAAGTTGTGGTTGAGGTTGAACTCGTGGTAGTCGTTGTGCTTGTTGCAGACTCACCAGCTCTGGAAGTAACATCAATGGAGTAAATTGCATCCGTATGATACAGAACAGGCAAACCTTTGTCTTGCACCCGAATCCACGTACCCTCGGGGTCCCACTCATCTTTACGATCTGTGTAAAGACCCCAATGACGACCAAGTCCGAAGGGGGCTTGGATGTACCGACTAATCGGGGTTCCCTCTACGGAAGATGCCATCATTATGAATTTGTCACCCGGCACATAGTACCGTTGCATGGTAACATAATCCTCACCGGCTACATAGCTGTTGGTGAACGGGTATTCGATTTGGATTTGATTGGTGAACTTGTTGACAGACAGAATGTAACGTTGCTCGTATGTATCCGCATTGCTACGATCCCAGATCGTCAGTTTTTCGTATGCGTCAAAATCCGACGCATCGTTCACTTGAATCCATGTGGTAGACCCGCCGGTTACAGCACCGGTGATCTCGGCTTTGACCTCATACATCTCATCGTAAATGATAAAGTTCTTGATGTCGAGGAGAGTGCCGATTACCTTGGCGTTGACAAGAGCAAGGGCATCGATGCCAGGGCCAGCCATCAGAGTGCCGTTACCAAAAGCATTGGTTTGCAACAGAGCGCGGATCGAAGAATCTTTACCAATCATATCAAGGACTTGGCTGTTGCAGATAGCAATATCCACTACTCCACCGTTTGCTTCGGCAATCTTGCGTTTACCGTCTTTAACGTCACCCAAAATGTCCTTACTACCACCAGTATCCCAGTAGTAAGACGAGCCAAGGGTAACACGATGATCGGACGGGATACCATAGTTAATGGTGACCATATACCCGCCCTTTACTTGGTAGCTGAAACCGTTGTTGATGAACATGTTGGAGAACATCCACTCTTTTCTCCTATTTGCTCGGTTTACGATGTCAGCTAAGTTATCCGCCAACGTATCAGCGGCAGACTGATACGCTGAATCTGTACCCGGTTTACGAAGATTGTTTAAAAACTCCTCGTCAAAATACCGCTTTTCTTTCCAATAAGCGGCGGTCGCTTGATGCTGTGCGACGCCGTGCGGTGCAGAAACGGGTGCAGGCGCTCCCGGGGGAACGAACGGAACCATACCTCTTCCACCTCTTTGCGATTCCCACTTAATTGTGTCGGACTCCGCATTTCGTGTTCCGGGGAAGAGACTTGAGAACATCAGGTTGGGTGCCGCTTTGAACCTCGTAATGAAGTCCTGTAGTACTTCCAACCTGAGAATGGGTATTTCAGAAGCTCCACGTGGCATAAGTTTTCACCTCCTTCCGTAGAGAATTTTAACGAATATACATGTACTGTCCAAACGAAGCGGCGCTCAGGTCTGTCTTAGCGGCCGCATCAACGTTTGTCAGCAAGCCTTCGTAAAGGACGCAGTTACCGAGAATCAAGGTAGCGACAGCTCCCTTGGCATTAACTCCCAGACCACAGTCCACAGATTTTTCAAGAATACCAACACAGTCGGAATAGTTATTGGTATTGTCCCCAGCCTCGACTGCAAGATACGCTTTCCTTGCCGCAGTAAAAGATGTACCGCCGGTAGCTGTCGTGACTGTAATAGCGGCACGACTCAGATCAGTTGTTCGATCAATAGCGGTAATTGCGCCAAGGTTTTCAGCAGCCGTTGTGTTATCGTTAATGATAACATCGTCTCCCACATTGAATTTATAGCTATCTTCCTGCGAGACATACAGGATAGAAGCTGTCGTACCAGAATCCGCAACAAGGTAAGCCCTACCAGGATGCTTTTCAGCGCCCGTAAAAACGGTAGGGTTATAAGGTACAAGTTTGTCACGACCGCCAGCAACGCCAGCAGACTTATTCAAAGCGAGCGCAGTCCCGATTTTCAACAAACCGTATCCCGCTTGCAACGTGACAGGTACTTTCAGAGCAGCCATCGGTTCCGAGTAGTAAAGGTTCCGATAGTCGTCTTGAACTCCTCGAATGATTGAAGGAATATCAGTCGGCATAAGTTTTCACCTCCTTCCGTATAGGAATTTTTAAGCCGTTGCTTGCTGACCCGCTCGGGATAGCAGATCGTTTGAAAGTTTCGTATTTTCTTCCGCACTAACAGGAGCTTTGCCACCGTCTGCTTTGCGCTCGACAGAGCCCAAACCCGAAACAGACTGATTGGAGAGTTTACCTTCCCAATCTTTAATCTCCTCGTTAATCGCGGCAGAAAACGCCTCAACGTCAAGAACATCGTCTTTGACGAATTTCTTGAAGGAAACCATTCTCTTGACTTTCTCATGGAGATAGTCGTCAATGTCAGATTCCGCTAACTTCTCAGCCCAGATTCTATCAGCATGGTCTTCCCTCTCACGTTCCTCACGGAGAGCGTCTTTCTTCTCCAGACCAGCGAGACGCTTTTCGTTATCAGCGTTCTTTTGCTCCAGAGCATCTTTCTCAGCCGTGAATTGTGCCCGTTCCTTGTCAAATTCCTTGTTCAAGGCGACTTTCACCTCCTCAGACAGTTGGGTGACAAGATCAGGGTGTTTTTGTTTCAATTCATCCAGATTCATAATTTCACCTCCTTCCTCATTGAAATATTGTGTGTCCTCTGACTTTGCGAATTGAGTACCCTCATGGGTCTCCTCAAGCGCATTTTCTATATATTCGACATCTTCGGTGGCTTCTCTCGAAAACGCAGAGGACTTCGTTGACGAATCCCACCCGAAAACGCAGACAGACGCCTCTTTGAACTCACACTTTCTCCAGACAGTACCCGGACCACGCATCGTGAACCCATTTACTTCTGTCGTTTCGTCCTTCATGAGGCGCTGGATTTCAGTAGGTTTTGCATAAATGCTTGCTTGGTAAGGAAAGCCATCAGAAGACAATCTCGCAAACTCATTCGCCGCTTCTGTGTCTACAAGATGGGTCTTCTCAGGTACAAGCTCCAACTTATTGTCTTCAATATCAGGTTTCCCATTGTGAAAGCCAACTTTCCTTGCGGTATCGTGATTTTCAAGTATTGGGAACTTCCCGCTACCGAATTTGATCCCGCTAAGATCAATGGCTAAATCACCCCAATACCAATGTCCCTTGATGATTTTCCCATTGTAAGCCGTCATTTGAATACGCATCGGTTTGTCTTCACCGTCTTTAAAAGCAAACGCATGAAAACCTTCCTCAACAAAACGAAGCGCACCCTTTGGGACTTTTTCAGTTGTGACTTCCATTTGTTTCTCCTTCTTTTTGCAGGCTGCAAGCCCCGGCCAATGTCTGCAAACACAAGCCTTTATACCTGCTGGTTTAGGTGCGTGTCGAGCATAACCTATCGCGGCTATCGCTCTCGCACGAGTGTTGACGGGATAAGTACCTTTAGGTGCCCCACCAGCCGGTCCACAAAATGGACCTTTCTTATACTTACCCGCATTACTGCCACCCTTTTTCTTCCTATCTTCGGTGACACCAAAGTACTCATTGTGACGGTCAAGATCATCAAAAGTCCAAATGCTGTCAATATCAACAAGATCAAACTTGCTGTTAGCAATTCGGATAGCTTTTCCCTCACAGTCTTTTCCACCCTCAGATTGACATTCCTTAAGAACACCATTTGCGATACTGACCCACTTTTTCTTCTGTGCAGGAGTTAGACCTTTTTTAAAACCGTCAACGTCTTTGACAGTCCACGGCATGACTTACTCCTTAGATTTGGGTAAAGGTGTCGAACGCTTGACGAGCTTCTTCCCTGCTGGCTTACTTTGAACTGATTTCTTACCTGGTTCACCTTCAACTGATTCTTGAACGCTCTCAGCGTCCACACCGGCTGAGTAAATCAACTCAGGGTATCGCTCGTCTTCGGTAGCTTTAAGCAATCTCAGTCTTCCATAACCACCAAAACCCATTCTTCTCGCTACTTCGCTGTGAGGAATACCAATTTGCTCTGCTACCGGACCATGTTTCGTACCAAGTAATCCTTTAGCTCTTGCTTCGTAGTCTATTACCTCAGATGTCGGAAAAGAGACTTCAAGCAAATGCTCAGGAGCTTTACTGACTTGTTCAAACTGGGGTTCTCCTTTGTCGCTGAAACTTGTGGCTTCTCTGACTTTGAACTTAGTTGGAAATCTCGTTACCTTGCTTCGTAGGTAGAAGATGCCTGCCCAAAACTCGTATTTCACAAACCTCTCAAAATAAGCGATCTCGTCACTCATCCTATCAGAATATGGGCCACGAGATGCTTTAACGCTCGCATAAGGAGCTCTTGAAGCTCCAGTACTTATATCTTCGGGCTCGTTTAAGCCTGCTGTAATCAGATTTAAAATGTCGGTATCTTCTTCCTTGATTTTAGATAACTGAGGGTAAGTCGCTTGCAAAGTACAGCCAGGTGGTAGGACAAGTGTGCTACCGGGAGTCTTTTTAGCCATGATCCCAGTCTTGCGTCTTTCTTCGTCTGAAAGACTAAGCCACAATTTGAACGTTCTCGGGTCTTCTATCTGTACTGTCCAGACATAAGCTCCCGCAGACTTTTTATGATCGATTTCATATTTTTTGAGGTTCTCGTAATGGTTTAACCATTCGATTGTCGTTCTCAGATAACCAATAGCTCTACGAGTCAAGAACCCCTTATCCCATGCAACTACGAATCGATAATAGCCACCAAAGGGTTTAAACGCTTTATTCTTTGATTTGGCTCTGTATTGGTACTTATCATTAACATCATTGTGATTTGATACCGCCTTTACAAAATCGGGGTATTTAGCCACATAGATGCTCGGTACTTGGTCATATTCTCGAAAGGGGATTACCTTCGAGCTTGTGCGTTGTATTCGGACATTATAAAAGACAGGGGTTAATACTTTGGTAGGATGAAAAATGATACCAGAACCATCATCTCCACTGGTATCTATTGTTGATGGATCGATAAAATCTACCTCTACAAACCCATCTGGATGTAGTGTTAGCATTAAAAAAAGCTCGCCTTCAACTTCTGCACGAGCTACAAATTTTGGCCACATATTATAAAGTCTGTTTCGCCAGTCAAATGTGACCTCATCAATTACGTCCTGAATTTGTCTTATTTCTGACCAAAAACCAAAACCATTACCACATACTCTTCCAGCAAGACCTCTAACTGCGGTATTGACTTGAGGATTGCGCTGAAATTTCTCCCAACACTGGGATTGTAAAGACTTTCTATCCTGATTTGAGTCTTCTTTACCTTCTGGATTTACAGGAAAACCATCAGGGTCTTTACGCTTTCCGTCACTCTCATCATACTGCCACGGCATTGCAAATGTCATGTTAGCCATGACATCGTCCGGTATGTTCATAATATATTCAGATATTTCTTGCTGTTGCAAAATCAACCCCCTTTACCGGTCGTTTGTTTAATGAGTTGATCTTCTTGCTTACGCAACTTATCAAGTTTGTCCTTCAACCTCTTATACTCCTCACGATCATCTGAATTTGTCCATTTATAACAGTTATCACTTCCGTTTCGTTCTTCAAGTCTCCACATTCTACCTTGAATTTCTTGAATAGCGTGGGAAGTAAAATGAAGTTGTTGACTGGCTTTAACAAATAAAACATCGGACGACTTTGCAAAGTATTCATTCGCACCGAAAGCCATTCCGAAAAGTACAAAAATAGCGATGGTCACCTCAATGACCTCTTTTTTAAACGCTAAAGCCATAAACACACCTTAGGACTCTTTACAAATAGCATCTTCAAAGACAGTTTGATGGTGTTTATGACACCATCCCCAACAATACCAATGTGAGCCAGTCTGTCCCTGACTACGGTAACTATCGAAGCTCTGACAATCCTTACAGCGGTCGTGACTCGTGATTTTCAACTCCACATCCGAATCAGACATAATCACGCCTTCGATAATTAGTTCGTTCGGGGTGAGGAAAGGAGTAAACTCACCCCGAACTTAGGAGGATATATGAGGTAGCTAAACCCCGGTTACCCACTCCTATGATACCAAATACATGGACCCCCTTGTCAAGAACTTTTTTTCACTTTTTTTAATATTTTGCAAGAAGTCCCTGTCCTGGTGAGAAGAAGCCAAATCCCGCACTTGATCTTCTCAGTCGAAAACTGTCAAAACCTAATTCTCTACCACCATATAAACCCCATCCTGTTGCATAGACTGAATCATCTTGTATTCCCCCTCTTTCAAACTTCTCCCTACTACCAAATACATAGGCTGATGTTGTAGGGTCAGAGGATTTAGTCCAATGATCGAAAGCACCCATTTCTTCCCGTAAGATGTCTTCTGTTTTCGAGCCCGGTGTTGGGATATGTGGGGCTTTAAAACGTCCTTCTTTACAGCAGATATAGAACTCTTTAAAGGCTGCTTTTTGTCTGTCGTAGTTTGGATAGATCGCTTCGAATTTGATTGTTCTTTCTTCACACCAACCTCCTATGTCCCAAGCACCCCAACGTTCTGAGCATACCACATCTATCCCGTCATACTCTATATCTAATAAATCCATAGTCTCTTTGACAGCATTAACCGCATGATTTTCCACATTCATAAGATATAAAAGTACATAAAAGTACTTGGGAGCTGCTTCTGAGAGTCTTGCCGTAAGAGGATTGGTCTTACTACCAATTAACCCCTTAGCAATAGCCACCAATACCGTTCGAGCTTGTCCCCTTACAGCGAGAGGATCCCCGAAGTCTAATCCTACCAATATAGCCCAATCAGTATCAAATACCTTAGACAACTCCATCAACATGTCAAAAGTTACAGGATAGTTGCTATTTGCATCTATTCTGGCTATATTGTCGAGGTAATACATTCGATTGTCTATTTCCTGTATCTGATTATATAGGAAATCAGTATCAAATCCCTTTTCAGAATTTGAATCAACGCTGTTTAGTATGTCGTTCCTTCGTGTGACAGCTTCCATGATCTTCGCATTATTCAAATAATCCCCATCGATAGCTATAATTCTCATAGCGTCAATCAATTCCTGAGTAAATATCTGAGTGCGACCAGCTTCCCATGTGTTTAAGAAATATCGCTCGAACTCACCGAATGGAAATTTTGCCTTGTAATCTGCAAGTTGTCCAGCCGTCATGTGGGGGTTCATGTAGTCGTCAATGTCCCCAGTTTTAGAGGCTCGGTAGTTAAAAAACACAGTATGGGTTTGTTTGGTGACGTAGTTTTCGTAGAGTTGATAGAGGACGTGGGTCTTCTCGCTCACAGTCGAGTCGATTACCCCAAGTGCGTTAGGCATGTTTCTTATACTACCGTCAAGCTGGACGAAGAACTTGGGCTTCTTCATGTCAAAGATTTCTGAAAATGTGTATCCCGTAATATTTGACACGATACCGCTAAAGGATGATATAGAACGAATCAAAGATCGAATCTGTCCATCAGTACCTTTGAGCCTTATCTCTTTCTCCTGTATATTACGTTTTCCTACCGCAGTTAATAGATTAGGTGAATTTAAGATAATATCCCGCATGATGTCATAATGAACGAACTTGACCTGATCCTTACTATTCGCACCCAACATTATCTGCTGACGAGGGAAGTTAAAGAACTTCCATAACTGAATAAGACATGCTAAGAGACTCTTACCTTCACCACGTTGCCAACAGAGGACAATGAGACGGTATAAAAAACGACCATCAGACATTCTAAGAGCTTCACGACAGATGTTTTGTTGAGTCCACCACATGGTTGCGTAGGATTTCTTGGTTTCTGGATGAAGTTCGGTGGGTAGTTCCTTCATCAGCACCCAAGCAACTGTGGCGGAGCCAGGTGGGTAGATCGGTACGCAAACGTTTTCATTAGCCCAAGCTACAAATCCCTCTCCACCGTCACGAAAACTCACTGGTTCGTACTCCGGTGTCGGGGGAGTAAGTAAATCAGGCTCACGAAACCCCGTCACTATACCATGACGATTCACGAGCTTGCCCATGATTAACTCCTTTCAGCTTTCCTCCTTACGAGTTTCAGCTTGCGCTGTTCCTTTAACGCTTCCTTCTCCATGTTCTCGTAGTATCCTCTATTACTGGGAACGAGATCAGCGACATCAGGTTGAGATTTCTTCCCCACACCCAACTCTCTCCAAGTGCTATCAATCGTTTTGATAACTTCCCTGATTTCCTTAAACAACGAATGTATCTTAGTGGTTCCAGATTTCGTCATTTCGGGTATCTGTGAGGTTTGTAAAGCCATCTCAAGTATCTTAAACCGTGCCAACTGCTTATATAACGGGATTATCTGCATTCCAACTCTGAACAAGTCAAAGTTATCCATCTCAGAAGCAAGGTTATCCAGTATCATCTTCTCAACCTGCTTGAGGTACTTCATCACAACCACACATTTTCGATTAAGCTCCGTGGTAAAGTAGGGACATATTTGGTAAGAGGGGCAGTTTTCCATGTCACAGTCCTGTATAGCAGTCCATACTGGGAACGTTTCATCCTGAAGTTTACGCTGATTGACCTTCATCAATCCATAGTCTTTATATTCACCGTTATCCATGACATCTCCTTTGTTTTAAAGTGATTTTTAAGCCATCATAAAGCACTCCGATAGCGTTTGTCAAGCAAAAAATGGGTTTGATAAGCCTCTATACAGTGGATTACGCAGAACTATGTAATTCCTTACATAGTTTTAACAGCGTAAAACAGGCCTAAAACACTGGAAAACACTCTCGAGGCATAGAAAAACACTGGAAAAACACTCAAAAGACATCATATTTAGGCATATATTACGCAGGGAAAGTGTCTCAAATTAATGAGACAACCTTTTAGGAGCTTGCTACACGTTAAAAAGTCTGCGTTATATGATTTTCGCTTAAAATCGTCATTATCATTAACGTAGACTTTTAGGAGCCCGCTACATCGATTTGACTACACAGCTATATAACTATACTTGTAGTTACGTTTATTATGATCCGTGAGCCGTGGGGAATATTATTGGTATATTTATGTTGTGTGGGAACCGGGTTCCGGTGTCTGTAAGACACAATACAAGGCTACTTTTGCAAGCAAAACCACGAAATATTTTGTGGTCGAGTCTCGGTAGTCAAGAGATGGGGGCTACTACGCTGTGATATTTCGAGGGGGGCTACATTTTTTGTAGCTTATACGCTATATGTAGCACAAAATATGATGTAGTTATATAGTTATATAGTGTCTGATAATTATTATTATGTAAACTTGTATTGTATAGTTAACTCCGTATGTAGTTATATAGTTATATAGTTGTATAGTTATATAGAAAACAACATGCCCCATGTAGTTGTATAGTTATCTTCATATATTGCGATGTAGTTTTCGATATATGTAGTTGGCATCACGTCTACTCAAGCGCTTTACCGCAAGGCAACTATACAACTATACAGCTACAAAAAAATAAAACTACATAGCTACGAAATATAGTTTTATAGATAACTACATAGGGACTGTCTCAAATGTCTCAGTTTTATGTCTCAAATTAATTGCAATAAATTATAATAAATTCAGTTAGTTATAGCGTGAGACAGTATTGTATCAAATAACAATTCGAGACAGTTCGTATTGTTACTTTTTTTTCATACTTTTATGTAATTAAATATCTAATATTATGCAAATAATGTCACAGCTAACTATACAACTATCTAACTACATAGCTATACAACTATATCTTCCGAACTCATGTATTTGAATTTATTGAAAAAAAAATTTTTAAAATATATGGTATATTTTTTTTATTTTATGCTTTATATGGTATTAAACTTGCTTACTATATAAGGTATGATCGCAACGATAAAAAAAACAACTAAACTACAAGGGGGTAAAGCTATGAAAAATTTAAAAGGTAAAATTTTTACAATGGTATTAATCGGTGTTCTGTTTTTTTGCGTGAGTTACCTCATTTCAAAGCGCTTTTATATCAACTATGAAATTTCGAGCGCTTACAGCTATACTCACAGCGTAAAGCAAGCTATTGAAGAACTCACAAAATAAGGGGTAAAATTAGGGGTAAGGATAAAAGCGCTTTACCTCTAAATTTAGCGCTCAAGTATAAGGGGTAAAAAAAACTATGAATAAAATTGAAAAAATACATGGTATGACGGTAAAAAAGATACAAGAAGTACTATCGGGTAAAGGTATCAAGTACGATAGTAAGGCAAAAAAAGAAGAATTAAAAGACATCGTATCTAAGAACTCGAAAGCATTTTACATCGGTGTTCATAGCGGTAGCTATTACTTCAGCTCAAGACGCAACACGCACGCTGGCAACGTCTGTCGGCTTATAGCGCTTGAAGAAGTAAAGTCTAAGCAAGATATTCGCAAAAAATATACAACAGCGTACACGTTTAAACAGACGCTTGAGCGCTTGAACTTTGAAGGTATTATTATTTTTACCGATAAAAAACACAGCGCTTTCGAGTTAACAAGTAAAGGTAAAGAACTTGCTAAAAAGTATGTCAAAATTTACGGGTAAGGATAAAACAAGGGGTAAAATTTAAACAATAACTTTAAATAGCTTGAGCGCTAAACTTAGGGGTAAAGTGAATAACTTTACCCCTTATTTTTTGTCTTGAGCGCTTGAGTAAAGCGCTAAATTTAGAGGTAAGGGGTAAAGGTAAAGGTAAGGGGTAAAGCGCTTGAGTAAAGCGCTAAATTTAGCGCTTGAGCGCTTACAAGGGGTAAAATTAGGGGTAAGGATAAAACAAGGGGTAAAGTAAAGCGCTTTACCTCTAAAGCACTTGCAAGGGGGTAAAGGTAAAGCACTTGAGCGCTTACAAGGGGTAAGGGGTAAAGGTAAGGGGTAAAGGTAAGGGGGTAAAATTAGGGTAAGGATAAAACAAGGGGTAAAGTAAAGCGCTCAAGCGCTCAAGATAAAAAAAGAATATAACTACATACATAGTTTTATGCTATATATAGCTTTAAATAATTATATAGTTATAGATAACTACATAACTAAACTTGACTACATACAAAACCCAAACCATCGTTTGCAGAAGACAGCAGAAGAATAAGGACGATATCCCCAAACCATTTTAATTCCGGCGCTCTCCCTCGCCCCTTCTGCCCCACGCCCCACCTCCTTGACTTCTCCCTACATCCGCTCCATATTTTACGATCTGAAAAACTGGCAACGGCTCCCAAACCCCCAC